ATTGGTTTATCAGGCACAGACTAGTGGACCTAAGACTACTCCGGCAGATGATACACTATGGTATGATACTAATCTAGAATCAGTAGATATACTATACAACAACGGTTCTACATGGGTTGGCTACAGAGATTCTAGTGCATTCCCAGACAGCGATATCAACGGACCGATCATCAGTGCTACACAGCCAACTACTCAGTCAGATGGCAACGATCTAGTCGCAGGTGACATCTGGATCGATCTCAGCGATTTAGAAAACTACGGCAAGAACGTCTACGTTTGGAACGCAGATACACAGGCATGGGATCTACAGGATGTAGCAGATCATCACTCACCTACAGGTTGGGTGTTCTACGATGCACGTTGGTCTGATAACGGCGTCAATGGCCCAGATTACATTACTTCTATCTCCGATCTATTGATCAGCAACTATCTAGATCCAGATTGCGTAGATCCTGCACTATATCCAAAAGGCACACGTCTATGGAATACTCGTCGTTCTGGATTTACAGTTAAGAAGTTCAACGCCAGTGAGATCGATATCACTGCCAACAATGGATTGAATCTACGCTACGAAAACGACAATATGAGTTCTTATACTCCGGGTCGTTGGGTATCAGTGACTCCACTACAGACAGATGGTTCAGGTACATTTGGTCGCAAGGCTCAACGTGCCTATGTGGTATCTAAGTTGAAGTCAGAAATTGACACCAACACAAAGGTACGCGATACAGACACCCTGACATTCAATCTGTTGGCCTGCCCTGGTTATCCAGAAGCCATACAGAACTTGATCAATCTAAACACAGACATCGGTCAGACAGCTTTCGTAGTTGGTGATACTAGCATGCGTTTACAGCCAACTGGCACAGCACTAACTGCCTATGGTAACAATACCGCACTGGCTACGGACAACGGTGAAACAGCCCTAGTCAGCTATGATCCATATATGGCCGCGTTCTATCCAAGTGGTTACACAACAGACAACAGCGGTAACTACATCGTAGTTCCACCAAGCCATATGATGTTACGTACTATCATCAATAGTGATGCTAAATCATATCCATGGTTCGCTCCTGCCGGTACACGGCGCGGTGGTGTTGACAATGCTACATCAGTGGGCTATATAGATTCTACAGGCGAATTCAAGACTGTGAGCCTATACGAAGGTCTGCGCGATGTGATGAGCACTGTCAAGATCAACCCTATCGCCACACTACCTGGTGTAGGACTAGTAAACTTTGGTCAATATACTCGTAGCCAAGGTGCTAGTGCGTTAGATCGTATCAATGTAGCACGATTGGTAGCATATCTACGCCGTCAATTGAGTATCCTGGCTAAGCCGTTCTTGTTCGAACCTAACGATCAACAGACACGTAATGAAATAAAAGCGGCAGCAGAAAGCCTACTGTTAGAACTAGTAGGTCAGCGTGCTCTGTATGACTTCTTAGTTGTCTGTGATAGTTCAAATAATACTCCTGCACGTATCGATCGCAACGAGTTGTATATGGACATCGCTATAGAACCAGTGAAAGCTGTTGAGTTTATCTACATTCCATTGAGATTGTTGAATACTGGTGCTATCAGTTCCGGCAATTTGGGATCAGGTTTTCCAGGCTCAACACAATAAGTAAATACATAGGATAAGGAGCATATAAGATGCCAGTTTCAAGTTTAACAAGATTTACAGTACCACTAACAACAGATCAAAGTTCCAGCAACCAAGGTCTGTTGATGCCAAAATTAAAGTATCGCTTTCGCGTTACGCTAGACAATTTTGGTGTAGCTGGCACACCGACAACAGAACTAACCAAACAGGTTATGAACGTGACTCGTCCTGAACTCAGCTTTGAAGAGATCAAGCTACACGTTTATAACTCCACGGTAAAAATGGCAGGCAAGCATTCATTCACCGCCGCTAAACTAACTCTACGTGATGACGTTACCAACGCTGTCACACAGAAAGTCGGCGAGCAACTACAGAAGCAGTTCGATTTCTTTGAACAGGCATCTGCGGCAAGTGGTATCGACTACAAGTTCACAATGCGTGTTGAGCTACTAGACGGTGGTAATGGTGCGTTTACTCCAACAACATTAGAAACTTTCGAATACTATGGTTGCTATATCAACCAGGTTACTTACCAAGGCGGTGACTACTCTAGCCAGAGTGATCCAATGGATATATCATTGAGCATCACTTATGACAACGCTCTACAGATAGACGGTAGTGGTAACCCAACAGGACTTGACACTAACGTGGGACGTACTGTACGCTCATTGGCACTAGATAGGGAACGTGAGCTGGGTTTAGGCCGTC